GCAGAGTTCAGAAGTTGGAGAGTTACGTCGGATCGTAGACGATTTCGTAAAGACTCAATTGGAAACGCCTAGCCCACAACAAAAAGACGAAGATCTGGATTTCTTTGAAGATCCTGACCGCTACATTGAACACAAGCTGTCTTCGCATCCAAAGATCAAAGAGGCTGAGGAACTATCCCGTTCCATGAAGCAAGCTGAGATCTTAAACAGACTGCAGTCTAATCATCCTGATTTCCAAGAGATCGTAGGTAATGAAAAGTTTGCAGAATGGGTTGCCAAGTCTAAAGTTCGCACCGAGTTATATCAACGTGCAGATCAGAAGTTTGACTTTGATGCTGCTGACGAACTCCTAACAAGTTGGAAGGAACGTCAGAATATCGTGAAAGAGACAAACGATTTGCAGAAGGATGATCGGAAACGTCAACTGAAATCTGCTTCAACAGGTAGCGCAAAGGGTTCAGGAGAAAGACCATCACGCAAGGTCTATCGTCGTGCTGATATTATTAAACTGATGCAAACAGACCCCGACCGCTACATGGCTTTAGCTGGAGAGATCCGACAGGCTTACGCAGAGGGAAGGGTTAAATAGATAGCTATTAGGAGATTATCATGGCTACTTCAACTTACCCTACTATGACTGGAGCTATCGGTCTTACCGAAGCTGATAAGTTTATCCCCGAACTGTGGTCCGATGAAATCATCGCCGCATACAAAAAGAACCTTGTCCTTGCTAACCTCGTTAACAAGATGTCAATGGTTGGTAAGAAGGGTGACACTCTTCATATTCCTAAGCCAACTCGTGGTTCAGCAAACGTCAAAGCAGAAAACACTGCTGTTACAATTCAGAACGCAGTTGAGTCTGAAGTCATTGTAACAATCAACAAGCACTACGAATACTCTCGTTTGATCGAGGATATCGTTGCTGTACAGGCACTTGATTCAATGCGTCGGTTCTACACTGATGACGCTGGCTACGCTCTTGCGAAGCAGATTGATGACGACGTGTTCTTGTTGGGTCAGCAGTTGGGTGACGCTGGAACTTCTGGCGCTGACTGGACTCACACAAACGTATACTACTCTAACGCTGCATTAGGTATTGCTACCTACGCTGCTGACACAGTAGAAGACACAGACCTGTTCACTGACTTGGCATTCCGTCAGTTGATCAAGTTGATGGACGATCAGGATACTCCGATGGACAACCGTGTGTTGGTGATCCCACCTGCAGCACGTGAGACTATCCTTGGTATTGATCGTTACGTATCTTCTGATTTCGTCAACGGTCGTGGTGTTAACAACGGTCAAATCGGTTCACTGTATGGTGTTGACATCTATGTCACATCTAACTGCCCAGTGATCGAGACTGCTGGTGACAACACTGCAACTACTTCTACACGTGATCTCAAAGCCGCTATGTTGTTCCACAAGGACACATTCGTATTGGCGGAGCAAATGGGTATCCGTTCACAAACTCAGTACAAGCAAGAGTTCCTTGCTAACCTCTACACTGCAGACACTCTGTATGGCGTAGAAGTACTGCGTCCTGAAACTGGTTTCGTATTGGCATTGCCAGCTTAATCAGACTAGGCGGGGGAGTGCAATACTCCCCTGACCTTTCTAATTCAATACACTGGAGAACACTATGGCGATATTTCGTGGTATAGGCGGTGCGGGTGATTCAACAACTGATGCAACAGTGCAAGCAGTTACTGAACAAGCCACCAACGCTGCCGCCTCTGCTGGTAGTGCTGCCACTTCAGCGTCTCAAGCAAGTGCCTCTGCCACATCTGCACAAGCGGATGCAGCGAGCGCCAGTGCTTCTGCAGGAAACGCCGAGGACTCAGCAACGTCTGCGAGTACCTCTGCTGCTTCTGCATCAACATCTGCCTCAAGTGCCTCAACCTCTGCAACATCTGCCACCGCTTCAGCGACCTCTGCATCGAACTCAGCAACCACTGCTTCAAGTTCTGCTTCAACCGCTGTTGCTGCCCGTGATGCTGCACAGCTTGCAGAGACTGGTGCAGAAACTGCTCAGGCTTCAGCAGAGCTTGCTCAAGAGGCTGCAAACACTTCAGCATTAGCGAGTGCCTCCAGCGCCTCTGCAGCGGCTACAAGCGCCTCTGATGCAGCGATAAGTGCTACTAGCTCACAGAACTACGCAAATGCTTCAGAGACTTCTGCATTAGCATCAGCAGCCTCTGCAGTAGATGCAAGTAACTTAGCGACTGCGGCTGCTAACTCTGCAACCTCTGCAAGCAATGCAGCCTCTGCTGCTGAGAATGCATATGATTCTTTTGATGATCGTTACCTTGGTGTTAAAGCTTCTAATCCAACACTAGACAATGATGGTGCTGCATTACTTACTGGTGCTTTGTACTTTAATAGCACTGACAATGAAATGCGTGTGTATACCGGAAGCGTTTGGATAGCTGTTGTTGACCTTGCAGGCGATGTCACTGTCAACTCTCTCACCTCTAACAACGATGTAGTCGTCAAAGGCAACCTTGAGGTTCAAGGCACTACCATCACTGTAGACTCTGCTACTGCACAGACCATTGACCTAGGTGATAACGACAGAATCCGCCTAGGTGACTCTGATGATTTGCAGGTGTATCATGACGGTACAGATAGCTACATTGCTAACTCTACAGGCACTCTCAAGCTCTCAGGCAACACAGACGTTACAGGCAACATCACTGTCTCAGGTACAGTCGATGGACGAGACATTGCCGCTGATGGAGCAACATTAGACACTGCACTACAGAACGTCTCCGAAGACACCACTCCGCAACTTGGCGGTGATCTGGCCACGAACGGGAACGATATTAAGTTTGGTGATAATGACATAGCTACTTTTGGTGCGGGCGATGATTTACGTATTTGGCATAGTGGCACACAAAGTTACATTCAAGACCAAGGCACAGGTAATGTTAATTTATTAGGCAACAGTGTTGTTATTGCTAATTACAATGGTGGTCAAAACTATATTAGATGCATTTCTAATGATGCTGTTGAACTATATTATAACGGCTTCCAGAAGCTAGCCACAACCTCCTCCGGTGTAGACGTTACTGGGACTTTAGTGTCTGATGGGTTGACTGTTGATGGTGATGTTTTATTTCACAAGACAACATCAGGCGCAAACAAAGTCCAAATTGATGCTCTGGGAGGAAATAATGCTAGGCTTACTTTTTCTGAGAATAATAATGAGAAATACAATATAGGATTTCAATCTAGTGGTGCGGCTTTTACTATTTATCATACAGCCGGTAATTCGATAAGATTTCTCTTAGATATCAACGGCGACATCTCCTTCTACGATGACTCAGGCACATCTAAAGACTTCTACTGGGACGCATCAACCTCACGGCTAGGGTTGGGTACTACGAGTCCTTCATCTCCATTACAAGTAGACAGAGCAAGCACTGATGGCGACATTGTTACTCTGAGCAAAGACGGTAGCACTGTAGGGTCTATTGGTGTCAGTCAAGGTAGTGCTTTATATATAGTTGATGGCAGTAGTGGTGGAATTAGGTTTGGTTCTGCTAATGAAATTATACCATGTCAGAATAACGGGTTGCGTGTTGATAATACAGTTAGTTTAGGACAAGCCAGTTATAGATGGAAAGACCTCTACCTCTCAGAAGGACTACGTGCAGACACTCTCAAGTTCAGCAGTCTAGCGGGGTCAGAGTACGGTAGATTTGATAGCTCAGGTAACTTACTAGTTGGCACGACTAATGTGCTTCCGGGCTTTGGTAACACTTCTGAAGGCATTTCTTTGCGAGGTGGTAGTCATGCTTTAATATCCCGTTCTACAACTACTGGTAATGCGGTTCTTTATCTTAATAAAAATACAAGTGACGGCACTATCGCAGAGTTCCGCAAAGACGGTAGCGCCATAGGGTCTATTGGTGTCAACTCTAGCAACATTTTACAAGTATCTTCAGCATCAGCAGGTGGTTTATTTTTTGCGGATAACGGAACCAATAAGGCGGGCTTTGCTAATGGTGAAAATGCTTTTAGACCTGCGAGTGACGCATTCATTGACTTAGGTAAGTCGGATAGACGCTTCAAAGACCTCTACCTTTCAGGCGGTGTCTACCTAGGCGGCGCTGGTTCAGCCAATCTGTTGGACGATTACGAGGAGGGTACGTTTACTGCGACTATGGTTCCAAGTACATCTGGATCAATCACTTTAAATAGTGCATTAGATACTCTTGAGTACATAAAAATTGGAAAGCAAGTAACAGTTACAGGCTTGTTATTGGTCAGTTCAGTTTCTTCTCCTGTTGGTTTTATAAACATTCCTTTACCTATTGCAATTACTGGGGGTACTGAAAGGTCACGAGATGCCGCAGTTTCTTTAAAAGTTTCTTTTGTTGGTTCTGCTAACTGCTCCGATTTTATTGGAGATGTATTAGGTAGCAACGCAAGAATTTACCTAGGAGATTCAACAAGCATACAATCAGATAGTGCGGAGCAAATTGAATCTGGAACACAATTAACGATTGGGTTTACATATTTCACAGACGCTTAATTATCCCCACTGGATTGTAGGGACGGACAGGAGAAAACAATGGCATTAACTAAACAAATCGTACAAGACAAGATTGAAACAGTCGCAGTCGGTGACCACTACGTCATTCAAGTGCGTACTGCTACCAGAATCGTAGAGGACGGTGAAGTGATTTCATCCTCCTATCATCGACACGTATTGACACCTGATGCAGACTTAACCAATGAGTCGGCAGAGGTAACAGCAATCGCAACAGCAGTGTTCACTGATACTGTGAAAGCAAACTACCAGACCTTTTTAGATAATCAGGAGTAATCATGGAACTCACAATCGCACAACTTGAACGCACTCTACCATCCGGTATCGTGTGCAACATCCACTACCGTTTTGATCTAGTCGATGGTGACTACTCAAAGGGAGCCTATGGCACCGTATCGGTCACTGGCGATCCGAATGCTGATGGCTTTGTCGCCTTTGAAGATCTGACTGAAGAAACAGTCAAGGGGTGGGTTGTTAATGCTTTAGGTGGTCAGGAGAAGGTTGACGAGATTGAAGCCGCACTACAGGCTAAGATCGAGGAAGACAAGAACCCGACATCATCTGTTGGGATGCCTTGGGCATAATAGACCATAGCTAAGTAAGGAAAGAGGATGTCACAGGAAATGGCAACAGAGAGTACGAAGCACGTTATTGATAGCATCTCCGTTCTCACAGTGGTTGGCACTCTTGCTGACATCCTTCCGCCTATTGCGGCGTTAGTGACAATTGTGTGGACGGGTATACGGATATTTGAAACCGAGACTGTACAAGGCTGGCTCGGCAAGAATAAAGATGCTTCTTGAACTGGCTGCTGCGAATGCAGCCTTTGCCGTCATCAAGGAAGCTGTCAGCAACGGTAAAGACTTGTTGGATGCTGGCGGTGCACTAACAGATTATTTTAGTAACAAGAATAAAATTGCACAGGAAGTGCAGAAGAAGGGAGCCTCCAGAACAGACTTAGAAGAATTCATGGCTCTGGAGCAGCTCAAGAAACAAGAAGAAGAATTGAAAGAGTTGATGATATACAGCGGCAGAGGTGGGCTATGGGATGATTGGATAGCCTTCCAAGCCGATGCAAAGCGGAAGAGAGATGAAGAAGCCAAAACCATTGTACGTAAGAAAGCTAAACGCAGACAGCAAATACATGATTGGTTTGTTGGTGTTCTCGCTGGCGCTGCCATTCTTAGTGGCGTTGGTTTAGTGGGCTACATATTCTATTACATTGCTGTGAATAGTAAATGAAATACATTCTCCTGCTCTTGCCATTGTTCTTAACAGGCTGCTCAGCACTAGGGCTGATTAGCTCTGTCATCCCCGATGGGGGCACAGATGTCAATGCCAATGCTCAGATAGGGGCAGAGAACACACAGCAGGTGGTGGGGCAGCAGAATAGCTCTGAGATTAATGCACAGAGTGTTGTGCAGAATACAATACAGGACATCCCACCTTGGGTGATGCTGTTGTTGATATTAGGATGGCTACTTCCATCTCCACAGGAAATATTTAGTGGGCTGCTGTACGCCATAGACAGAGTATTAGGAAGGGCAAAATAGTATGTGGAACGTCGTAGGCATCTTGTACATTATCATAGGCCCTACGATGGTACAGATAACGGGAACAAAGAAATTTACTAGCCCACAAGAATGCTTCGCTGAAGCAATGGCTGTAATGGCTAACAAAGACAATCCCAACAACATGGCCTGTGTGCCAGTGCAAACAAAAGGAACCTAGAGATGCCAAAAGTAGACGGAAAAGAATACCCCTATACTCCTAAGGGAATGGCGATGGCAAAGAACAAAGCCAAAGCAACAGGTAAAAAAGTCACATACGGTAAAAAGAAGAAGACTAAGTAATGGCAGAGCCTGTCAACAAAGCCTTGTACAATCGTGTTAAGGCAGAAGCCAAGAAGAAGTACAAGGTGTGGCCTAGTGCATACGCTTCAGGATGGCTTACAAAGGAGTACAAAAAGCGTGGCGGGACCTACAAGTAAACCTAAAGGTGGACTCACTAAATGGTTTGGTGAGGAATGGGTTGACCTCAAAACAGGAAAACCTTGTGGACGTAAGAGTGCTAATGATAGCAGTCGTCCATATCCTTCCTGCCGCCCTAAGGCTGTTGCTCAGAAGATGACAGCGGCTGAGAAAAAGAGTAGTACATCACGGAAGACTGGGCCTGCTAAGATTAAACACAAAGTGACTGCATCAGGGAAGCGTAGGAAATGAGTATTCGTAAGTCATTTGGAGCGACACTAACAGCAACCCCAACAGCTATTTATACTGTGCCTCCAAACAAAAAAGCTGAATGGGTACACGCTTATATTACTAACGTATCTGGTGCTAATGGAACAATTAATATGTCGGTTAATGGTTTTGTACTTTTAGAGGCCTATGCAGTTTCTTCTAAAGACTTTAAAGACATTGGTGGAACTGAAAATACTTTTGTAGTTTTACAGGCAGGGCAAACAATTACTGCTAGCTCTACACAGTCTATGACGTTAGTTGTATCTATTATAGAATACAACGATATTATTCAAGGAGGCTAAGATGCCTGCGAAGAAAGACAGCCGCTTAGAACGTGCTGGCGTAGCTGGATTCAACAAACCAAAGCGCACACCAAATCATCCAAAGAAGTCTCATGTTGTTGTCGCTAAAGAAGGCGAACAAGTAAAGACTATTCGTTTTGGTGAGCAAGGTGCTAAGACTGCAGGGGCTCCTAAAGCTGGAGAGTCTGAGGCAATGAAGAAGAAACGTGCTAGCTTCAAAGCTCGGCATGGACGTAACATTTCTAAAGGGAAGATGTCAGCAGCATACTGGGCTGATAAGGTCAAATGGTAAAATACTCTTGACTTTTATTAAAAAGTATGCTATAATATTTATCTCTTAAGTAGGAAACATTTATGACGTACATTGATATTGTAAACAACATTCTTAGACGCTTAAGAGAACGTACAGTTTCTGCTGTGAGTGAATCAGCATATTCCTCTTTGATTGGTATTCTTGTTAACGATGCAAAGCAAGAGATTGAACAATCATGGAACTGGTCAGCCCTCCGTACTACATTAACAGTAACAACATCTACCGGTGTATTCAACTACGAACTCAATGGCACACAGAATAACTTTACAGTACTGGATGTTGTGAATGATACAGGCAACTGGTTCTTAAGTTACAAGACTGCACATGAGTTTAACAACCTGTTTCTTAATCAAGACCCTGCTCGCGGACAACCCCGTTACTATAGTTTCAACGGTGTTTCAAATGATGGTGATACTCTTGTTGATTTATACCCTATCCCTGACAACACATATGCAATTCGGTTTAACGTTGTCACAAGAACTAATGACCTCTCTGATAATGCAGATACACTTTTAATCCCTGCTCAACCAGTCATTATGCTAGCGTATGCAAAGGCTGTTGAGGAGCGGGGAGAAGACGGGGGAGCATCTGCAGCGATGGCGTTCAGTACAGCACAAAGATCATTGTCTGATGCAATTGCTCTTGATGCAGTTAAACATCCTGAAGAAGTGGTTTGGTACACAGTATGACAGCCCCATTAGTCTCAACATCCATTGCTGCTCCGGGGTTCTATGGACTCAACACACAGGAGTCTTCAATCACTCTTGAGTCTGGCTATGCGTTGGTTGCTGATAATACCATCATTGATAAGTATGGTCGCTTAGGCGCACGTAAGGGTTGGCGGTATGTTACCTCTGGTAGTTCTAACATTAACCTCAAAGGCGCTCATCGCTTTGTAGGGATTGATGGTGTTGAACGTGTATTGTCATGGTCTAACACAAAGTTCTATGTTGGAACTGGTACACTCACAGAGATTACACCGACAACAGACAACACAATTACAACAGGTAACTGGCAAGCTGCAACACTGAATGATCAAGCATTCTTTTTCCAGCGTGGCTACAAGCCTATGGTGTATGATCCTATTGCTGGTACGATTACAGACGTAGAAGATGCTGCAACCTATAGCGGTACCGTACCCCAAGCCAACACTGTACTGTCCGCCTATGGTCGTCTCTGGGTTGCTGACACTGTTAATGATAAGATGGTTGTGTACTGGTCAGACCTGTTAGATGGCTCTTCATGGGGTGCTGGTTCTGCGGGGTCTATTGACTTAACTGCAGTCATGGTGCAGGGCACTGATGAGATTGTAGGACTCGGTGCTCAGAACGGACAGTTATTAATCTTCTGCCGCAGAGCTATTGTTATCTTTGCAGACTCAACAAACAACGGTACGCTTGATCCAGCTACACTCAGTCTTGTTGAAGTGATTAACCGTGTTGGTTGTGTTGCTCGTGACAGTATCCAGAACACTGGTGTTGATATCTTCTTTGTCTCTGAAGATGGACTCAAGAGTCTTGGCCGAGTGATTCAAGAGAAGTCACTACCAATGCGTGATCTATCTTCTAACGTCCGTGATGAGTTTGTACGTGCTGTTGCCACTGAGAATGCAGATAACTTAAAGACTGTTTACTCAGAAGACAATGCATTCTATCTTGTGTTGTTACCCTCATTCCAGCGGATCTATTGTTTTGACACAAGAGCACCTCTGCAGAATGGAGCACTACGTGTTACCGTCTGGGATACTCAAACACAAACCAGTATGCTGTCATTACCGAATGATGTTTACTTCACGCAAGTTGATGGATTAGCACAGTACTTCGGTTACCAAGACAATGGTGAATCATATCGTGTTAAGTACTACACCAACTACTTTGACTTCGGCGCTCCAACACAGACTAAGATTCTTAAGCGTATCTCTGTCACTGTAATTGGCGGATCTGCTCAAGACTTTGTACTCAAGTCTGGATTTGATTACACTGATGCATACCAATCATACCCTGCTCAGCTTACAGAAAAGTCTGTGTCAGAGTACGGTGTTGCTGAGTATAACATTGCAGAATTTACAACAGGTACATTGTCTGAGCCTATTCGGTTACCTGCTGGTGGGTCTGGTAATGTATTGCAGATGGGCTTTGAAGCTACAGTCAATGGTGCTGAACTTTCAATTCAGAAGATGGATATATTTATTAAACAAGGTAGGGTCTTCTAATGGCGAACTATACTAAACTCACAGACTTTGCAAGTAAGGATGCGCTACCTACAGGCAACGCTGCAAAGATTGTTAAAGGAACAGAGATTGACGATGAGTTTGAGGCGATTGAAACCGCTGTTGCTACAAAGTCTGACATTGCATCTCCAGCATTTACTGGCATTCCTACTGCACCTACAGCGGCTGCAGGAACGAATACACTACAGCTAGCAACAACAGCGCATGTCTTTGCTGAACGTTCTAACACAGCAACTCTGACAAACAAGACAGTTAACTTAACCAGCAACACACTGACTGGTACAACTGCTCAGTTTAATACTGCATTGTCTGATGATAACTTTGCGACATTGACTAACACCGTGACGCTAACAAACAAGACATTAACAGCGCCTACTATTAGTGATGCTGATTTAACAGGAACACCTACTGCACCCACAGCAGCTACTACAACCGATACAACTCAAGTTGCTACAACAGCATTTGTACAGCAAGAAATTACTGCTAATGCCCCTGACTTGTCTGTTTTGTATCCTGTAGGCTCTGTATATATTAATGCTTCTGTATCTACTAACCCCGGTACTTTACTTGGATTTGGTACGTGGTCAGCATTTGGAGCAGGGCGGGTCTTAGTTGGCCTTGATGCAGGCGACACAGACTTTGATACTGTTGAAGAAACTGGTGGCGCTAAGACGCATACGTTAACTATTGATGAAATGCCATCACACACTCACACACAAGCAGGTAGCGATAACTCTGCTCCATTGCAGTTTGGTTCTCCTGTAGATGACTTTGGTGAAGTAGATAGTGAAACTGGAGCAACTGGTGGCGACCAACCACACAATAACTTACAGCCATACATTGTTGTATATATGTGGAAACGTACTGCTTAATGAAGGTCCCTGTTGTTGCTACAGAAGACTACACCATCTACTATGAACCGTATGATGGATTGATTTGGACACACGCAGATGTTCATAAATGGACCGCTAGGGTTGCTCATGACTTCTTTATGATGCATGAGTTGTTAAATGATTTGGTCAATGAACCATTTTATTGTTTAGTAGATAATACAAAGT